TTACTTTTGAACTTGAGAAGGAAAAAACCTTCTCGCAAATTCCTTCAGATCGATTTCCGTCTCGCCGCCATCCATGAATCGGAATCTCCATACAGTCTGTTGCCCGTCTGAACCCAGTCGCAAAGGATCATCTGCAAGCGCCAATCCGCCTTTTTCCAGAATTTCTCTGGCTTTCCTCGCGTTTCCTGCTAACAGGGAGTTCAGAGCATCCGGAATTCCCCTTTTCTTCGCTGCATAAGCTTTGTTCATCCAGGGCGCCATTTCTTCCAGGAGGCCATGTTTTCTGTAAATGTTCGCCATGCGCGTCAGTTCATCCGCATCTTCAAGCAGGTTGCCAGTCAGCATGCGCCTGGCGATCATTTCATCTGATGCAATCTGTATTGCGGATTTGCTCAGCCTGGAAAGTCCTCCAGCACCGGCATCTGTGACAGCAGGCACTTTCGTCAAGCCGTTGTTCAGACCCGGGATTCGCTCCTGTTTTGGAGTAGAAGGCTTTTGCTCGTCCTGCTGCCACGGAGCCGCTATCTCATCGTTGGCGGCACGAAGCCGCTCTCGTTTTTCCCTGTTAAAATCTGCCTTGCCGATCCTCGCCCGATGCAACTCCTCCTCGCGCTCATCCGCCTTTTTCAACCGGTTGGCATCCTGCTGCCGCAGCTTCATATCCTGTCCCGTGCGCACGCCTTGTGCAAGGCCGCCAGCAAATGCGCCCAAACTTTCAAGCATCATCTCTCTCCCTGTTGTGTTTATTTTCTGTCGCTTTGCGCTTCAATTCTGATGCACTATTGAGCCGGTGAATGAAATCCTCTCCTACCAGTTCCACTGCTTTCCTGTTAAGTACCGCTTCGCCGTTGGATAACCGGATGGGTTGCACGCCTTCAATCGAAGCTGGAATGGAATCGCTGGTGCCGGTACCGGAGCCTCGTACTATGCCGCCATCCGCATAGCCTTCACGTTTCAATGCGGATAAGCCATAGGCATTGTAGTTCCTGATGACACCGCCCGTTCGCAAGCCCGGCGTCCTCATGAGATAGGCTCCGCCCACAGTGCCAATCAGGTTGCCTAACCCGCTGAGTCCTCCCGCTTTATTCTGCTGCTGTTGCTGCCATGCATTCAGTTGGCCCTGATATTGGTTCAGCATCAGGTTGCCAGCGGAGTTATTCGCGCCGAGAGCGCCGTCATACCAGTGTTGCGCTGCATTCATGCCAGTGGTATGCAGCCCGGCTTTCGTTGCCAGATTGTCAGTGGCGGCGTTACCTGCATTGAGCGCTGCCGCATCGGTAGCTATTCCCGTAGTGGGCATATTACGCCCGAATTGAGCCATGCCTTGCCGCATGGCCATGCCCTGCAATTCCGTCTCGCGGCGGGCCTTGTTCATTGCTCCTGCCGTATCTTTGGCAAGCCCAAGGCTGATCTCGTGGGCCAGACCTTGAAACTTGCCTGAATTGGGATTGACTCCCATGCGTGCCATCGCCCGTTGGCTCGAGTCCAGGGCACTCTCATAATTTTTTGCGATATCCGCTCCCGCCTCGGCCGCCATTCGCTCTTTACGCTCGATTGAGTCGAATTCGCTGGCTTCTCTTACCATACGCTCTTCTATCGGCGCAAACAGGTTGCGGTATGCCTGCCATTGCGATTCGGCCCTCGCTGCATTGGCTTCGCCTGCCGCAATCTGCTGATCAACAATTTTCTGGATCAGAGGGTCCTGCACCCTGGCTCTGTCCTTCTCCCATTCAAGCTGCTGTTTTGCCACATCCAGGTGTTGTTGCGCGATATCAGCCTGTTGTTTTGCCGCCTGCCCAATGAGCGGATCCGGTCTTGGTGGCTTCGAACTACACATTTTCAATCTCCAATATTTTGGTCAATCCATTTTCTACATGCCTGTAGCCTAGCAATCGGAAAAATCGTGAGGCCTTATTAACTGTCTTTACGGTAATATTGATTTCTCGAACGCCAAGCAATTTCATGGCATTCTCGACATACCTTACAAAACGCTTGGCAATAGTACCGCGTCGTGCCTCGGGCAAAAGATATAGCGTGTCTTCCGTGGCAATAAGTGTTTGCGTGTGGGCACTCTTGTCCAGATACATGGCGCAATTGCCCAATAACTTCCCTTCGCTCCTTACGGTAAAAAGAAGGTAGCGGCCTGCCTGCTCATACCGGATAAAAGTCTCGTAATCCGGCTGAAGCGATAGCCGGTGTCTGTGTCCCTCGGTCTCATTCCAATGGGCGCGATGCAAATGCTTTATTTCTTCAGTAATGTTCTCGATACGCTCTACAGCAAATACCAGGCGGGCGTTATATCGAGGCTTGATCTGTGCAATATCTCTCAACTGCGCAAGTGTCTCCATGCGGTTGGCGGCAACGCAGATATCAGCGGCCAGATCAGATGTCAGGGTCGAGCCTACATTTGCCTTGAGCAGCGAAATCAATTCAGTATTCATCATCCATCCATACGTGAAATAAGCTGTTCGAGAGAATCGCGAACAGAATTTATGTACGCATACAACGCCTCGCATTCAGCCTGAGTGGGAGGAGCTGAAAATGTAAGTGTGCGAAAGGCGGGAAGCGTTATTCGGTTTCCGCGCCGCCCGGTCAGTATCTCAAGCATGATTTTCAGCCATGGAGGGGTTCCAACCGGAATGCCGGGCTTCTTGACATGAATTGCTTCGGCAGGTTTGCTGATAAGCGCGGATTCAATCAAAACTCCATCACTTATCGCTTTGGCGCTTGCTTTATTGACTTGGCTGCAAAACGTAACGACAAGACCGTGTACCTGGGTAACACCGCCCGTTCCACTAGCATTGGCTTGCGTGGAGGGTTTTCCGACAAGCGTTCCACTGCCGATGGATATGGGGAGGATGCCGCCTGCGTTAAGCTGCGCCAGGTTGGCTTCAGCCAGGGTATGAGTTTGCGTGATTGCTTCGCCTGGCAGTGCCTTTCCCTCGGCCAAAGCGCCCACGCCGAGCATGTGCGCCTGGCTTACTTTCCCCACGCTCAAGGTTCTGCCCGGCGCGATTACAGCCCCAGCCAGAGCAACACCTCTGGTAATGCCAGCAGCGCTACCCAGATTGGATTGTACGGGGGCAGCCGTCGCAAGAGTCTGGTCCTGTTCGATCTTTCCGGCAGTGGCGCCATCTGCTCGCGTTAATCCCGCAACAGCAAGCACGTGGTGTTGAGTAATTTCTACCGCGCTGCCGCTATTTACCTGTATTGCAGCTAAACCGCTTAATCCGAGCCCTGTATCATCAGGCCACAGCTTTCTTGCAGGAACGTTGAACAACTGCCATGGGTTTTCGCGCAGCGCGAATATTTCGGCGGGAGCAAAAGTCCGGTCAAAAATCCCGACCGTATCGATGTCGCCATTAAATGCGTAGGATGGGGCACCGCCAAGGCCATACGCCCCTATGTAAACTGTCCGTGCGACTGACGGCGCGGTAGCCGGGCTGATGGCGACCTGGATACCATTCACATACAGTATCCGGTTCGATCCATCGAACACGCCGCAGACGAAATCCCTCTGGCCTACTGTTGGGGCGCCGCCTACGCACCCCTCGGGGGTGGCACTGTTGACGATCCAGCAGTATTTGCCAGAGGTATTGAGTCCAAGGAAAAAGCCGCTGGCATGGTCTGTCTCGACAAGGCGCGCATAAGCACTCAGAGCAGCCGGACGGCACCATGCGAATACCGTGAAAGCCGCCCCCGGAGTTATCGCCCGCGCGCTCTGGAGCCTGGTTGTCGATCCGTTGAAATACAGCGCCCTGCCCTGGTTCTTTGCCACGAGGACGGGAGCCGCCGCAACTCCCGGTGAAAAAATATTGCCGGTGGCAATATCGCGGACGAACTGTTCGGTCAAGGGTGCGACAATGACCGCACCCCGTTTCCACTGAGAGGCAAGCTCGACCGGGGCTTGCGGCTGTACCTTGAACCTGCGAGGCAGGATTATTTCAGCCACTTAGGCAGATGTCCCTGTAATGTCGGCCCGGTAGATGCCGCCCGAAGTCAGCGGCACGCCCATGTCGTTCTTGACCACGAGCTTCAGGTAGCGCGCGACGGGCAAGCCCTGTAGACTGAATATCTTTCGATGCATGTTGGTGTCGTTGCATGGCAACGTGCCGATCCAGTGCAGGTCGGCCTCGTTGGTGGCATCCGTCCCGCTTTCCGGTCCGCTGCTGAAGTTGACATTATCGAGAGAGAGCTTGGCAAAGAGCACGAGCTGCTTGTTGCCTGTCGGCGCTCCGTTGGGATCCGCTTCGATCTCCAGGGTAACATCGAAGGGGATGTTGGGGCCAAGATCAACGGCAGGGGACACGCCGTAATAGCCACTTGCCATCGTGCCAAGGTCCAGTATCCGGGTGCGCACTCCCTGTGCTTGGGTAAATGTTGCCATAGTTTAATTTCTGGAATATCACCGGTTGGTTAGGTGGGCTGGGAACTGGTGTAAGTCAGGCTCGGGAAATTGACTGTATTGCCGCTCGTTACCACCTGATCGGTGGTTTCATCAGTTACCAGCAACACTTTGCTCACGTTGTCCGTGAAGGCAATGTGAAGATCGGGAGCGGCGCCAGAATTGGCTGATGCTGTTCCGCTGCGGGCCGCGATCGTCAGAATGCGAGCTGCGCCATCAGCGCCTGCCAGCGCATAGTCTCCGGGCGCCATTGCAACCGCACAAATTGCATTAGCATTAACGGTTGCATAGCTGTCAGCAAAGGAATATGCCTTCAGCAGAAGCATGCGGCTCGCATTGTTCTTTATCGAATTCAATCCACCATCCAGAACGTCGGAATGAACGTATTTCGCCATACAAAATCCCTTTTTAAAGTAAAAAAAGCCGCCCGAATAGGAGCGGCTCGCATTTGAGTGACAAAAATCAGGAAGAAGAAAGCTGCTTGAAATACCTTGAGCGGTTAGAGAGATCTAACCGAGAGCGTCAATCCGGTTGTCAATTGGGACTTATGGCAGTTATGCCTGCTTCAATCCATCCATTGTTTCAGCCAGGACGACGCTGTTTACCTTCACATTGCCAGATAGCACAAACTCGACGTTATCGGCCTTATAGCCGCCGGGGAGTCGAAACGCTCGGTTATTCCTGATCTGTTTGGTAAACTTCAGCGCCCCATTGCTCCATAATTGAAATTGCAGGGAATCCATGGATAAGAGAGGAATGTCCTGTGCAGCATCGCCCCCAATTTCGTATTCACCAAGGCATGCGTCTGCCAGCCCGTCGTTCATGGAATAAGAACTGATCAATGTCTGGTTGGCAGCGATAGTCTCGTTATAGGAGGATTGTGCTGCCGCTCTTTCTTCTTCGGTCATTTCAAAATCGGCATCAATCTTCCCCGCACCATAATTAACCGGTGGCGCAGTAACGAACCGTTTACTTTTCCACTCATAGAAAAGCTTGGTGCCCGTATCCCCTTCCCATTCGTAGATTTTCCTGTTTGTAGCGACGTAAAGCTTGCCGGTTATGGGATCCGTCCAGATGCAGCTGATGTTCTGGTTGATTTTTGAAAAGGATGCGTTCTCCGCTTTATCGATCACGAACATGAGAGAGCTATCTCCAGCCGAATAGCCGCAGTAGTAGCGGTTATCGGCAGAGGTAGCGATAAAGGTGTCAGGATTCAGTTCGGACCATTCCTTCTGGGTAAACAGGTCTTTTGTGACAATATCACTACTTGTCCCAATCATTACCATCCCTTGTGGAGCCGGATATCCAATGCCAAACGCAAAATTCGCCACTCCTCGCTTCGACATGCAGGGCCACGCCACCCCCAGCTTCTCCATTCCTCCACCCATGGTCGCAGGCTCGACCCCGGTAATGGTGAAAGGACTGCCCTTGGTCATGCCAACCAGCGTGGCACCCATCGCAGCGATCGCCACAATTTCCTGATCGTATGTCTGGCGATACGAGGTGGGCCAGGCGTAAGGTTTGAAGGGTTCTGAGAAAAGTACTTCATTACCCGTGAATCCTGCGGCAATTCCATTCGCAAGCATAACAATGCCTTTCATGCTGGCCGGGGGCATTTCCCAGTTCGCGGAGGGCAATACTTCTCCTAGTGCAACCACCGTATCAGGAACAGTATCACTGTAACTTTTCGTAACCGCTGAAAGCGTTGCGACGTAGCGATACTCGCTCCCTGACGAAGTGGTAAGCGTCCGATAGATACGTTTGTTCATCCCCCCGGTATTGTGTGGGGCCTGGCGCTTCCACTCCCCACCCCCATCGTAGACCTGGTCTGTAGAAAGAGATATGACAACCTTTTTCGTTATCGGATCTACGCTTATCAGGGTAAATCGGCCGTTCAAGTGGGTCATGCCTGATACCGATTCAAACCTGATTTCCTCATGCGCTCTTAAGCCGAAGACGGTATCAAGGCTGATTTCCGCCTGGCCGGCAGCTGGAGAATTCCTGGAAACAGCAATAATTGCCCCGGAGTTGGGAGGTGCTGCATCCAGATTTGAAATCATCCAGGTTGCGTCTATCTTTCCACTGGTCACTATGGAAGCGGGGGAAGGCTGCGACTCCTCCCCCCATTGCGTGACAAATGTGTAAACATAGGCCCGGGAAGTCACTACTCCGCTTCCACCTGACGCCATTACCAGTGGTTCGTTGGCTGGGGGTGTAACGCCAAGTACGTAGCAGGTGGATGGATAAATCCCGGAGCCGGCAGTCGCCATTTCAAAGTCAGAGGTGCGAGGTTCTCCGTCACCTGTGTAATAGAATCGCTGCGGTGTATTCCCCGCAACAGGCGAACGGGCTACATCTACATCCCGGCTCCACGCTAGCCACTTCTCGTTTCCATCCTTTTCGATCCTGAACATTGACCGGATCTCGCCATCTATCTGTGGAGAAAACACAAGTAGCGCCGCGTTTCTGGGTCGCAAATCTCCACCGGCAAGATTGCAATTGGTCGCCGTTTGCGCCTGATTCGAACCAAGCAAATGCTTTGCCAGCCGTGGCACAAGGCCGGAAAATCCGGAAATCCTGAATGCGCTCACTTCGCCAGATCTCCCCTTCCGGAAGAACTATCATGCCTTAAACCAGATCTTCGGCCCTCGCATAATGCCCGTTCCTCAGCACGCCTCTTCACGAGCCCTGGTAATATTTTTTTGCCGGGACCATATTTGAATGCCTCTATGCGCGCACACGCTTCCGCATACCGTCCGGCATTGATCAGGTCGATAAGATTAGGCGGTTTTCCAGGTAAGGCCTTTCGACAGAAAGCACTGACACCGATGTTATAAGCCAGGCTCACATACGCTTCATACTCGCGCTGATAGAGAGGCACAGTCACGCAGCGCCTGACTCCGGCGGCATAAACACCTTCTATTTCGTCCAGCAGCCTGACCAAAGACCGCTCCGGCGTTGTCTTGTCTCCCATTTTCACGCCAGTGGTCGTGCCAAACCCGATAGTAGGAACATCCCCTCGCACAGGGATATACGCCTCATCCTTATACCCCTCATGCACCGCGATTCCAACCAATGTTGATGCCGCCAGCACGAGTAACGCTACAGCGGATCTTGCCTGATTAAACGATGGTTTGCTCATCTCACGATCCCTTGTGTTCCATGCTTATTTATCCGTACCGGGTACCCTGTATCAGGGAGTATTTTCTGTGATGCAATCCAGCTTTGCCTTTATAGTCTCCTTCAGATCGCCTGCATCCAGCGTAGCGCAGGAGGATATTTCCGAAACGGGAGATGCTGTCTTGGGCTTTGGCTTCGGAACTTCTGCAGCGCTCATTGACGTTTGCGGTTGTACCGTCGAAATGTCTGGCTCCATTGAGGTTCGGTTTGTCACCAGCGGTTCATTCGTCACCAGGGGCGTAAGCACGGTGCACGACGCCAGAAAGAAGGCTCCGAGCAAATACCTCATGCCTTTCTCCCCCTCGCCCATTTCTCGATGATTCTGTCGAGTTTGTCATTGAATTCCTTCATCGTTTCACGCTGCTCGGCTCTCACCGATTTGAGTTCCTCATCAAGGCGTTCATTGGTTCTTTCCTGATACAGTTCGCCTCGCTTCAGGGTCGCGATATCATTTTGCACCGTGTTATATGTCGCTACGCCGGATGCAACCAGACCCGCCACTGCAATAATTCCACTGAAGGATAATGTGTAGGTGGATGGCCCGCGCCGCCTCTCGATCCTGTTTGCGATCTCATCATCGCCTTTCTCATCCGACATAATCAGGACAAACTCCACAAAATTACGATTGCAAATACGACCGCACCCAGCAATATTGGAACGGTCCATTTCGATTCCTTCAACTTTTCCAATAAACTATCTGCGCGGGTGTCGACTGTGGCATATTGACTCTCCACTTCTTCCTGGATGGCTTTGATGCGTTTGCGTTGAAACATGGTCACAATAATTCCCCCTGGGTATTGAATAAAAAGCCCGTTCGGGCAAAAAAAAAGCGGCTACGCCGCGTCTTGCTGTCTTTTCAAAAAGTTTCGATCATGTGTTTACCATTGGATGCCATCCAATTGCTGCTGGGTGGGAAAATCGCCAAGGGCAGCAATCATGTCCTGTAATCTCTGCCTCTTACCCGTCAGTTGGCCATGCGCCCTTGCAAATGCAGTAGCCTTGGTGGTAATTTTGGCCGCCAGATCTGCCTTACTTATACTTCGCGCCTCAGCAACGCTATCCAGCCAGGGAGTACGGGCTTGAGGATTCGAAAACCATGCCTTTGCTTCCGCTTCCTGTAACGTCCAGCTCTTCACTTCTTCCTCTGGATAAACTGCTGTCAATTCCCTTACCTTGGACTGATAAGCAGTGTTGATACGAGTCACGGCCGCTGCTTTCATTTGATCCGGATTCAGTGTAGTCACCGAGGAGATTTGTTCTGGCCTCGCGGCTTTCCATAAATCCACAAATGACTGAAACTCCGCTATGTTTGTGAGCAGCATATTTGCAGTATCGTCATACTCTATGTGACCGCTCGTACCGTTCCACTGCACAGCGCGCACATTGGCCCTCAACGACGATAAGTCGACTCGCCTGAATACGCCATCAACCCCAACCGCGCTGTCGTCCCGAATGATTGTCACTCGCATATCTCGCTCTGCTCCAATAAACCGTTACCCTGGACCTTCCTGTTCGTCATGTGCGCCGCCACACGCAGCACTTGTTGCGTTTTCTCGCTGTGCTTCACCATCTCATTACGGAAGGATTCTGTGGCTGCGGCGCCCTTGCGGGATTCGTTGGCAGTATTGATCATCAACGTGGGCAGCCAGCCTATAGCGCATCCCCATGAATCGGTTTCCTGTCCCGTGTTTACATTTACGCCGCGAACCTGCACATACCATGGGCAGCGATAGAGGACAGGTTTGCTGTTTTCGAGCTTAAGCTCTTCACACTTTGCTCCCAGGGGACAATCTGCTGTACGTATTTCCATCAATCCTTACTCGCTATGATTATGTCGATGTATTGCACGGCAAGGTTGATGGCCGTGCCGGTAAAAATATGGCTGTGTGAACCCCCGCCACCTGTGTTTTCGAACGAATTTATATTACTGACAAATGGGCCAGAGCCGGCACAAACAAAGCCGGTTCCGGCTTCATCCCCATACGTCGAAATCGAGTGGGTATGCGCTGGTATCTGTGCCGAAGTCAATGTCGTTGCGCTGTTCCAACCCGAAACCGCCTGCGATGTGAAGGCTGACGTGAAAGCGACTGAGCCGCCGGAACCGCCACCGGTGCTTCCCACAACACGCAGTGCCTTATTATGGTGCGCTGTGACCTGGGTCCAGCCTGCCGGAGCCGTCGCCTGAAAAAATGACATAACGGTTCCGGGGGGGATGAGGCTGGCAGGCGCGGCGCCTAGTGTCGCTCTCGCAGCCGGCGCATCATCATCATCCAGCAAGCTTCGGATATAGGAACTCAGATTCGCCAATGCGACTGTGCCTGGTCCAGTGAAATACGCCATCTTATCGGCCGACGTTTCCAGGGCGCCAAGCGCCTGGAGATTCGGATTTGCAAGGGATTCCTGCAAGGCGATGCTGGTCACACCGGCAACGAAGTAATCGCCTGCTGCCCAGGTACGGGGAACCGTACCGTCCAGTCCCCGTCCTCCTTGCGCGATGATTAAGCTGTCGGTCGCGCGTGCCTCGATTTTCACAATTTCCCGGTTGCCGGAAGCATCCTTGAATATGCCATAGAAATAATCGCCGATGCCTGGCGATGGAAAAAGAACGCCTTTTCCGGCCTCCACCGTGAAGCTCAATCCTGTTGTCCCACTGGGAGCGGAGCTGATGATGGCCTTGCCAAAATTTGAGAACTTGAGTCCCATGTTTTACCCTCGCCTCAGGATTGCTGTCTGGAAGGGCGCTCTGGCATAGCCTCTGGCTACCCTCATGCCCGCCGCCGCCGTCTTGATAATGAACTGTTGCTGGTGATAGGCGGCTAGCTGGATATTGGTATAGGGCTTTTTAGGTGACAGCATTAGCCGCGCCATCGAGCCGTGAATGATGGCTTCGCGGTACTCATGAAATAGCGCGTCGTCAATCCCTTTACTGATGGCCGAAGGTTTTAACGCGACTGTTATTGTCAATACCCCGTTGCTATCCGGAGTTGGAACCAGGGTCAGCGAAGATGGACCGCCAAGAACATATCGTGGTTTGCCAGTTTGTCGGCGCAAGCTTTTGATCGTGATATTCTTCCCCCAGGAAAAAGGTTCTACTTCTTCTCCATCCAGCACTGCATGTATGATGGCATGAACTGCCGCGCCTTCAGGGGGGGAGTAGGCATATTCCGCAATACCCCCCTTTACGAGGACAGGCAGATGTCCGGTTTGCCAGGCCAGGGATTGCTCACAGAATGCTGTAGCGGATTGGCGCAATGCACCATCGGCTGCAGCAGCTGGGCATCCAGGCAGATCTGGCATAAGCAGATCATAAAAATCGCTCCAGAATTTCATGGCTGCGTCTCGGAACCGAACAACTGCATGAACAGAGCCGCACGTCCGGAATTGACATGCTCATCGTCAGACATTTCTGCTCTGGCCGTGACATAATCTGCTACTGTCTGGAGACATATGGGCGGTAGTGGAAAAGCATCATCCAGGGCGCGCTCCCCATCGGGCAGGTTGTTGAATTCACCTATGAACAGATCCGGCCGCCGTCTGAGAATCTGCAACATACCCTGATTGGCAAAGGACAGCAGTACAGTATCCGAGTAACGTGTTTTATCTTCATCATTCAACGGAATACGAGCCAGCTCAACGATTGACTGATATGAGAATGACATCAGTCCGGCATCTCATTCTTGGAAAACAGGGCAATCACTTTATGCCGTATGGTTCCCTCGTTTTGGCGCTTATCCAGCCGTTCGTTGTATTTGCACTCGGCGAACTCAAGCAGAGCTTTTTTACTCATGGAATGAAAGTCGATCACCGGCAACGGTTCTTCAACCGGTTTCTCTGCTAGCGCCAGTCCGATCGGCACAACGTTATCCAGCGTCTCGTCGTGGACGCGCATCCAGGTATCGGAGTAGACGAGCAGCCTCTCGGCAACTTCGGCGCTTACATTTCGCACTTGATCCGGTACCCAGCGCAGCCCTACACCATTGATGCTGTCAATCTTGATGCTGGTGGCAATATATTTGATTTTTGGCATATCAAATCCTCATAAAAAGGCGATTCCCAGAGATATGGGAATCGCCTTTGACTTCCTGATTGCTGCTTGCTTTTACTTGATGCCTGCCGCCTCGCCTGTAACGATTGCAGTGATATTGCCCGACGCAAACGCAATGGCCGGTACAGTTACCGTCAAGATGACGTATACGTCCTTTTCGAATTTGATGGGTTGAAATCTCAGGTCGGTAAGAGCCGGTCCGGATAAAATCGTTGTAGCTGCGGAAAAATAATCATCATCCTCGACAGGACCTTGCCCGGAGTCGACTGGGGTATAGCCGATTTTTACAGCAAATGTGGTGCCCCCTGTATCCATATCGTCATTTACTATCCGTAACGCCGTAACACTCATGCCAGCCGGGATTCTGACCGGACGGTAGATGCTTCCAGCCACTCCGGATGAGGGCGTTGCTGTCCCATAAACCACTGTGGCGTTGCCATAATTGCCCATGGGCATCGCTTTGCTGTTCAGATCAGGTGCGCTAAAAGTAGCCATTTATCTATATCTCTCGAAAAAGTGATGGTTGAAAGCGGAACATTAACGCCCCGCTTTCACATATCGAGTTAAAACGGATTAAAGTGGTACAACCGAGTCAACCGCAATCACACCGAAGTCGGTAGGTACCTTGAAGCCTGTTCCATCGTCGATAGAAAAACGGGTTTTCGCCTTACCACAAACCTTCTCGCCCATCACTTCCAGGTTACTTTCAAAGTTATACCAATGCTCCTTCCATCCGAACTGCATTCCGCTGACTCTGGTTTTGCCATAAGCGACACCCAGTGCTTGTGCGCCCAATAACAATCCGCGCTCAATCGCATAGCCGGCTGTCAATGCTCCATTGACAGCTTGGTCGGTTTCTGTTGCAGTTGCCGCGTTTGCTGCAGTAACTATCTTCGTGTTTTCGCCAGGCATAAAGCGGATCGCGCGCTCATTCTTGATCACCAGAATGCCATTCCACATTCCAACCTCACCGGCAAACAGCGGGTGGCGCTCGTCAAAATATGCCGCCCGATTGATGGCGTTCTGCTGGAATGCGCGTAACGAACCTTCGGTCAAAAGGAGCGAGTACTGATTGGGTGTGGCGAGAAATACCCACATCTTGGAAGTTTGCGCGGCCCTATCCCCTGCCAGTTTGACGGATTGCAGCGGCTGATCCATGTCATCGAGCCTCTTGCGCAGCAGATCAAGATGTGACAAGCGCAGGGCATCCGTTGAAACGATGGATCCCAACTGTTGCCCCCCTGAAGTCAGAGAGGCGCCATTTACTACAAAATGGCGATTATAGGTAGGTGCCTTCACGGGGTTCACCATTATGGCACCGAAGTTCGGGGCGCTTTGAAGCGGTACTGTCCAATCCGAACCAGTTTGCGATCCGCGCGCACCGGCGAGATGCACCAGTGTTTCCTGGGCGTCGAGACGAGGAAAATAACCTGACAGCTGCGCCAGGGCAATTTCACGCAACTGATGTTTGGTGCGCTGCTGCGACATGCTGCCACCCGCATCGATGACCTTACTGGATAGATCGATCTTGATCTCCATCGAGGAGAACGAAAGCGCACTGCCCCGTCCTTCGCGATTGACATCACCCATCAGCGGTTCGCCACCCACGGTATCGACCAGGTCGAGCGATACGACATCGCCAGCACTCTTCATCAAATTATCGATACGCACAACAGGCATGCCTGGATTTGTCTGTCCGGCAATTTTCTGCATTGCTACCGAAGGCTCAACCGGACCGACAAGACTGTCAATCGCTGTGGATCCCTTAAGCGTGTTGGCGAAAAGCGCCGCGCTATAGTGCTTGACTGCCAGTGAACTTCCGCTTGCTACGTTTGTTTCAGCCATTTAATCAATTCCTTAATCAAGTTCGGCTCTCAAGGCTGCCGCCTGATGCGTGGGCATCTTCATCAGCTTCTGAGCCAGTTCAAAGGGGCTCAGATTCTCAAGCTGCTCACGTTCAGAGGCTGGATTTGCTCCACCCTGAATATCCGATAAAGTTACAGGCTTCCTCACCGGGGCTGCCTCAAGCTTGGCTTGCACATTCGCTTTAATCATTCCCGGATCAGGCTTCTTTTTTGGAGTGGAGGCTTCCGGCATAATTACCCTGACACGCCGGACAACCTCCTGGAACCGTTCCGCATAAGGCTTTCCCGCCCATTTCGTACTGGTTCTCAGAATTTCGTCCTGCTTCAGTGCTTCTTCCCAGGCGTCAGCGTCATTACTTTCCCAATGCACGAGATCAGGGTTATTGTCTTTTGCTTCAGCGACTTGCTCTGCAGTGCTCTGCTGACTCATGCGCTCGGATTCCTCCTTCTCGCGCTCCAGTTCCCGCAGTGTTTGCTCCAGCCTTTCGCCTTGCTTCCGACTCCCCTCGAGTAGCGCACTGAGTACCTGATGAAGTTGAGGCATCTCTTCCTTCAGAGCCTCAAGGTGCATCTTGAGTTTTTCATCCAGCGTAACGGGCTCTGCTTCCTTTGCTTCCTCTTTCCGCATCAGGAATTCGTCGAGTTTTCCTTGCGCGGACTTTAGCTGCTCACGCAGCGCTGAGTTCTCTATCCGCAGTTCCTTGTGCTTCTTGTAGGGAATAGTTCCCTTGCCGCTCTTGTTCAGAACGACAGGCTCATCTTCACCTTCATCGTCGCTCACTTTGCTGAACGCATCGTCTTTCACATCAGAGCTGGATTTCTCCGCTCCTTCTTCCCCGGGTACTTCCCGTCCGCCTAGAATTTCCGCAAGCCTGTCCGGGTCGCTTTCCAATATCTCGATTTGTTCCGGTGTAAGATTTGCGATTTGCTCATCCGTAAGCTGATCCACTTCCATATTTCCTCCAAACTACTTAACCCAGTGAGCGGGCCTGCCCTTGGCAGGGTTCAAAAAAAACCCCTGGACAAGCACAAGAATTGCGTTATCCAGGGGTTTCGGGGACTACCACTACAATAATGTTGCCGCGAGTGCGTGCGTATGAGCGAAAGCCAATAAAAAGCGCCTATTTCCAAAGACGGCTCGATAGGCTCTGATTAAACGTTATTGCTGCAACATCCTCAAAGGAGGTACTGGCACTCCGCCCATAGCCGTGGAGAAGTTTTCATTTCCAGACCATTGCCTGGCGTTCCGTACCCACATTCTCACCATGTCATAGTTCTGGACGAGTGTTCTTGGCCCCATCTTGAAATAGGGACCCTTTGCATCCTCATAAGCCGTAGGCACGTTGTACTCTCCGAAAATCTTCACACGATCCAGATAAACCTCACGCCACCCCACAGCAGTTGTTTGCAGATTTATCCGGATCGTGATGTTGTACCAGCGCCCTTGCTGTAGTTTCGTGACTGCAACTGTCCTGCCGATATTGCTTACAGCAGGCAACACCGCGGCAGGGACATTCACAAAGAGCGTATCTCTATCCACGAGACGCAAACCGATATTGACGTGCTTGACAAGCAACTCTTCCCCGGCATCCGGTGTCGGATACCAGGAACCGATAGTAGCAACGTTGTTCGCCGTCCACAGCGGATCAATCATGAAATCTACCGAGGACCAGCACTCGCCAGAATTAGGAAATGTTCCAAACGTTATTTCAGTCCTGTACCCGTAGTTTGTTTGACGGTCCGCACCGTATAACGATGTTCTGGCTACTCCGTTAATAATCTCAAGTCGATCAGAAATTCCACTCAGCATATTATCCCCCCGACCATCGATACCATTCGCCTGTAAGTACGTACCGGCGAAGTCGACGTCCAGAGGAAAATTGAATAACTGAGTCATCAGAACGCACTCCTCAAAATGGGATTGCCCGGATTCGAGCGAAGCTGCTGAAAAACACCTGTCAAGGTTCCCACGGAGGGCATCGGATAGCTGGCAGGAAGCCTGAGTACTGCCAAAGCCCTCGTCGCCGTCGCGACACCCGAAGTGGATTTGGCAGACGCAGCATATGATGTGCCGATGTTGAACGTGTTGGAATTGCGCGTATCTATCCCGCGGGTTAGAGAAGAGTATGAACCTTCAGAGAGAGAATACTCCTCGTCCACCCATATACCCTGTCGCGCACCCCCGCCGTCCACGGCTATTGCAAAACTGTGGAGATCGCCTGAAATGTTCTTGTGCCCATTTGAAGAATAGGCTTCGGTAGCGCCCGATAGTACGAAACCGACACGACCGGTTGTGTACAACACAATGCGAATGCCCCGCTGTCCCGCGGGTGTACCATAGCCATCGCCCATTATGTGAGCGGTCGTACTCTCGACCGTGACTTTGCCAAGCCACCAGATAATCAGCTTCTCACCGGCCGCATAGTCATAGTTCAGATTGGGAATACGCAGTACGGAATCAGTCGCGCCATTTGCTGGGTCAATCGTGGACGCATAGCCGGGATTTTTCGTCCACAGCTGCGAAACTGACAGATTTCCGCCGCGCGAAGCATGATTTATTCCTGTCAGATCGTAAAATTTATCGTCGTCCGCGACCTGGTTTCCCGCGAAGCCGTGAAAGTGATAATAAGGGTGGAATGCCATGGGATCATATGCTTCAGCAGACCCCAGCGAAATCAGGGTACTCTCAATAATTTCATCGAAGGACACAACAAGTCCTTTTCCGTAGAGATATCCTGCTACAGTTGCATCATTCAAAAGTCGAATCATATTTGTCCCTTCCGTTTATTCAATATCAAATCGTTCTTTACCCGCAATTCCTTGTGCTTACGAATTAAGCTGATTCATTTCATCTTTCCTCCAAACTACTTAATCCAGTGAGCGGGCCTGCCTTGAGCAGGGTTTCAACACTACGACTACATAATCGCCGCTTGCACGCTGCATGAACGAAAGCCAATAAAAAAGCCGCCCTGTTTCCAGAAGCGGCTCTTGATTGATTCTGTTTGGTTCTATCTATATCTGAAGGTATAACGCGGCGTGTTCGTTACGTCTTCCACTGCCCCAATATTGGGGGTGTTATAAAACTGTTTTCCGTAGTAATCCTTGCCTCCAAGGTAAGCTCCAGTTCGTTTTACTTTTGAAGAGTGGGGACGATAATTGGGATCGAGATCCGGGTTTATATTGAGACTGGAAGCATTCAAAGCTTGAGTTCCTGATTTGAAACCGAAAAACACATTGTTTGATTCCTGGTTCCAGGATCCTGAGTCATAACGAATATCAAATGCACCAGGATTTTTGGCTGTGAATATGTTGTTTTTGCAAAAATTGGAATCGGCGGGAAAGGTTGTTGGATTTCCGTGTATCCCTGCCAGATCGCAATTTATGAACGTGTTATTGAAAATGCTGCTCACTCGCCCGGAAGTCTGGTTGCCGTAAAAAACTCCCATATGACAATTCTTTATGACGTTCCCATAGCATGTGATGTTGGTGGCTTCATAGATGATTCCGATTCCGGCCCCGGCTGTGAAATCAGCGGGACCGACCAGGTTTTCAAGGTAGTTACCATAGGCGATGCACCCGTCTGCCCCATGATCAAACAGAAGGCCGCAACCATCATAGATAACCGAAGCAATATTCTTCGCAGAATTGTGTCTTATGATGTAGCTTCCATACATGATGTTGGCAAACCCTGTCGTACCCTCCAGGCCGTCCGCTACATTATTTTCGATTACATTCTGTCCAAAGTCCGAGGTATCTGTTTGAATGAACCCACCTACAACAATACCTCCGCCAAGATCACCCACTCTTTTCTGGTTGTTTATCTTATTCCCATAAATCTTCACTCCTTTATTCTGGCCGGTTTTGGGGACATACGCCTTGATGGCAGCACCACCGCAATTAATGAAGGTATTTCCGCTGACTTCCAGGTCGTAAATGTGGACAGTAGGTGCCGATGTTGGGGTTGCCAGAAGCACGATCACCCCTTGAGCCGCCGAACATCCATTGAAGGTGTTGTTCGTGATTTTCAGATTTTCGTGATAAGTATTCACGGCACTCTGCGGCCACCAGCTAATGGCAGCTCCGGCACCGCCGCCAACTCCGCCATTGAACGTGTTGCCGTCGATTGTGGTATTAACCCAACCCCAAGTATTTATCGAGAGAAATTCGATACACGGAAATGACGATCCGTTCAATGTGCAATTTTTAATTGAAAAGCCAGTCATTGGAGTTCCACCAGGCACAATGCATCTGTTTTCAGACGTAATTGTCAGTGCCTCAACGGTTGTCGAAGAACGATTTACATTGAAATAGATATTGTTGCCCCTAAAAGAAAGCGACCCAGACTCAGATGAGTGATCCCCCCTGATAGTGACACCAGTAACGTTACCTAACGCAATAACTGAAGTATATATGTGTGCTCCACAGATGTATAAAGTGTCTCCGGTATTTACCCCTGAGGTACCCCAAACAATCTCAGACCAGCCTCCCCAGGCAGAAGCGTAGGATTGTCCATTGCGCATTCCGCTGTGTGATGTATCAGAACGAACAAACCACTCAGCCATTTAATCCCCCACGAAATGCAGCACTCGATAGTATTCGAGTTTAAGCGTATCACCGTTGTTTGCTCTCTGCCCGGTAATATCGATTGTGACATTGTTTGCAAAATTGATCGTATAAGTAGCCGGGGCGCTCGATCCACCCATAACATACATGTTGTCCAAGGGTTGTATCTGCGATAGCAGGGAATTACGGTTTGCCAGGACGATCAGCGGCGCTTCTTTAACAGACGTAGTGCGCGTGGCACTGTAGACCGTCACGCCGCCAATCCTGACTTTCAGAATCTTGTTATTCGCGCTGTTGGTGAACGTCCAAAGTGGTTCGATCTGTATAATGCTGTTGACGCCTATGATTCCCGCGCGGACAGTGAACGATCCCAGAACCTCATCCGCCGCCGTCAACGCACATGAGGCAGCCACAGCCGAACTTGACAACACCTCTACCGGCTTGGTAACTGCTGGATAATCTTCAGCATCACCTTGAGCAATCAAAATCGCTTCAGTCACATCATCAAACCTGGAAATTGCACCCTTACCGTATCTGTATCCCGCTACAGTTTCGTCATTCAGAAACCGAATCATTTTGTTACTCCTTTTATGCGGATAATGCGTTACCTATATGACAATCAGCAATCCTCTCCGTCCCCAGGCGGAGTTTTGCGTCATCCATATCCTCTTTGTGCGCCTGCACACGCTCTTTCAAATCAAGTTCACGTGATTTGTCCTTAAGCTGCTGCTCAGCTTCTCCTAATCTCTGCTGCAACTCGCCAATCTGCTCTTGCGCCTCCTGCATCATCTGCCGCATGGCCTGCAATTGCGGGCTATCGCGCATGCCAGCCACCTGCCTTAACTGATAGGCCAGCTCATGCCGGTTCGGAACATTGGACAGCTCGAGCATTACCGGATAAAGCACAGCCTGGAACTGAGGGGGCGCGGCTTGTACGATTTGCGACATAGCTTGCAACTGCTGCGCCCGGAATGTAGCAGTGGCGGGAATATCCTCAAGCACAACTTTGACCATTGCAGAAGCAATGTCGTTGTGTACCAACCCATCGTTCAGCTGGCGATTGAAATAAACCACCTTGGGTTTATTATCTTGCTGGACCGTAATTTGCGCTGGTCTTCCAATCATGTCCTCCTTGATCAGCGCAAGAAGCTGCTGACCAACAAGCCGGCGAGCATGGCGAAAATTATCATTGGGCTCCGCCAGCACAGTCGAACCCTGTTCCACCAGACTGTTGATCGCCACCCCGCTGCTTGCCGAGCTATGTGCTCCCAGCATAGTACGATAGATTCCCCCTACTTCTTCGATTCTGCGCTTGCGTTCCTGCACGAGCTGAAACACTTGGGCTGCGAGCTGATGCTCACGTATCACTCGGAAGCCGCTGGCATTCCTTCGCTGAGAGTTGAGGATGGTCATCGAGCGCAGACTGCTTATATTATTGGCAACCTCCTGATAAGAATTCTGGCTGAGATCAAGCGCATCATTGTCCACTTCAACCTTCACCGAATTGAGGACCTCGTACAGAAGAATATCCAGATCGATTATCTGATCCTGGGGTCCTCGCATGTCGCGAATCAACCCATAGGGAGCTCGACTCCTATCCTTGCGAAAGCACCAGAATGGAACATATGGAAAATCTGAATGAGGTAATGGACTCGGAACATCCATGAGTTTATGGGGCCCAAGCCAAATTGAAACCCGCATCCGGGTGAGAACCGACTTCTGAACCTGCACAAGACCCTGGGCAACCACTGCCTGATGATATGGATTGTCCTCGCTGTATTCGATTACCTTCCCATCAGGCAGTACCAGGACGTATGCATCCTCGAAATGCCGATACCATAATTCGGAAAGCCTGACCATGCCCGAGTTCCGGTTCAGGTAGTCTTCCTGGTTGCGACTCCATGCCTGCTCGATTTCATAAGCTCTCGCCAAGCCGCTGTCATAACCCTCATATACATCGGTGCCGTTCCACCCCTTCCAGCTATTTGTAATGATTTCCGCCTGGTCGGGGAACATAAGCCCAGCCTGAAGCCGGTCGATCCACTTATCTCGTCTCAAATATCGCGCATCGGACAGGTCAGGCTCTCTTGAACTCCAGTCCCAGTAAATTTCGTTACGATGCACCTCCCGGACACGATAGGGGTACTTGAGCGCATCAAATTCCCGGGATATTTCCACCCATCCGATACCCGCGCGAATCATGCTGGAATACGCATCTGACATGGCTCGGTCCGCGCGTGACTCGGTTTCGGCCTCCTTGATTTTTGCGGAAAGACCTTCCGCAATCTCTCCCTGGCTCTCATCGTCCGCGGTTACCCTGTAATCCGTCCGGCTACGCGCTTCCAATCCCAATACTGCATTGATCGTCGGCTTGATCAGATTGGAGTCCTGAGGGGGAATGCCTGCCATCTTCAACCGCTCGATCACCTCTGCGCTGGTTTGCGCGCCGTCGTAATAATCACAGTCCGTGTCCGAGTCCGCCCGCCACTTCGGCTGATCCCGAATATCGCGGCATATTTTGTCATAGGCCTCAATCGAAATATCTGCCGTAACACCTGCCTCAGTCATACCCGCCAACCTTTCATATTAATGCCTCGTGCACTCACAGCCGGTTTATCCTCCTCGATTGCCACAGCAAAATAGCGAAAGGCATCTGCTGCATGACTGTGATAATCATGTAAGGGTCTTGCGCTGAATTGACCGGAATCGGGATCGACATCAAATCGATAATGCCTCAGGCTCTGCAGGCCTTCTGCACAATTCAGCTCATCAAAATAGCAACGTGGAAAGACAGTTCTCGCCGCGTTGATGCCATCATAAATGGAAAGATTTGGCACGATTCTTACTTTTCGCCCCGCTGCAAGCATAATTTCCTCCACGCTACGTCCGGTTGCCAACGTGCGAGCCCTGGCATCGTGTGGTAACCAGTCTGTACCATACATATACCCTTTGTTTTGCAGCACTGCGATATAATGCTGAATTGGCATCTGGCTATTACTGTAGTAATCGATCAACCTGAGTTCGTTGCCAACGGTCTGTGCAAACCAGATGCTGGTGTTGTCGGCCCAGCCGAGATCAAAGAAGGTGTGTACCGGCTTTGTCTCGTCATATGACACGCTTCGCATCCTTCCGTCTTCCTGTGCCAATCGAAGCTCCTTCGCATAAACCGCTCCATCCAACGTTACCCTGCAATTCCCTTCCCATACGTTCTGGTAAGCATCCGGGTCACGCGATTTCAGTTCATCCTTTTCCCGTCGCAGGGTCTCCGGGAACCATGGGTTGTCATTCCAATTGATCTTTACTACGACAGTGCCAGCAGGGGGAGTCACTACAAACCGCTGATGAGTTTCATCGGTATTGAGCTCAGGGTTGTAAGTCACCCATATTTCCGATCCCTCTTTACGAATAGTCGGAATAAGCGTATCCCAACTTGTCTTGCTCACTGTCTGTGCTTCTTCCACCCAGACCCTGTCCACGCCCTCGAACGACTTGATCCTGGTTATGTTGCTACGCAGACCGGCAAAGATGAACTCGGAACCATTTACTCCGCGGATAATGCTGTTTTGCACTTCGTAAAATGAGCTTAAACCGATAGCCTCTATCTGAGCTTTCAATAAATGATGCACAGATTCGACGATAGAATTCTGAAATTCTCTTGCACACAAGATGCGCAATGGGGTTGCAGCTGCCTGAATCAATAATGCTCTGGCAACGCCCCAGCTTTTTGCAGCCCCTCTTCCCCCATATAAGATCTTGTAGCGTGCCGGTTCAAACAGAAATCTGAGCTTTGATGGAAATTCAGCTCTATGGGGAGTCATAGCACTCGAGCCGCCATTTACGACGATACATTTGGCTCATTGCCTCTATCTTCTGGAGCGACAAAAGCTATCGCGATGTTATGCGCCGCGGATTTCTTGGCATCGCCGCCTTCGTGTATAGCAGGTAACTTGTCGCCATATTTCCTTGGGGCCAGTCGTGCGGCATACCACTTGCGCGCATCGATGCGCAATTGCGCGCGGGCAATAACCTCCCGGTTTATGACCTCCCGCCCCTTCTCATCAACATACGTATCTCTTGATCCCTCGTCCGAAATTTCGATGATTTCCTCCGCATAGGCATCCACGCAAAGCTCCTTGGCGCGTTGATATTGGCGCATAAGTTCTTCGTCACTCGCCAGCCAGTTCCATAAAACCCTCTGACTGACACCGACTTCCACGCACATCGCGCGAGCCGACTTTCCAAGTGAAATGCCAGCAAGGATCGCGTCAAGTACCTCACGTCTCTTTATGGCACGACTGCTCTTCTTCGAACTCGCAGGTTCTACGCTTACTGCACCCTTTTCTGTTTCCTCGCTGGATACTTCACCCTCAAGTTTCCACATATCCGGCTTTATCAGCGCTTCCCTTTCTCTTTCCATTTCCTTTTACATACTCCTCATACCTTTCTTGCATCCTCTCAACGCGGCAAGTAACTTGACCTCACAGGCCGATCTTTCTTCTATTTCTGTACGCAGCGCTCTATTGATTGTGAGGGGATCGTCCTTGATTGACACGCGATCAATCGCATAGGCCGACTTGCACTCAGACGGAGCATCAACGAGACAAGGGACAGCAACAGGTTTCTCGATCACCTGAGTCTGAATCACCGGCTTCCCTGCACAACCGGTCAATAAGGTCGCAAAAACCAGCGCCAGGTGGGCTGGCAGGCAACGATTGAATCGCGAGGAGGTGCTACGGGAATACACGGGGTTGAATCTAATCATCTTGATGGCGGCTCTGCACATACTCTATCTGCTCTCTCGTGATTACCTCATACTGATGCTCGGGCGCTACCGGTGGAAAGGCGCGTATTTTCTTTGCCTGGCGCGTGTGCTTTGCCGCAGTGGCAGCCGCTTGACGCATTGCTTCGGCTGCACTTTTTTCTCTCTCAGCCGCCACTTCTGTCAACGTACTCATCGCTGCCCTCACTGATCGGATATCCAACGCACACTTTTCGTTTGCCGCCGACAATACTGCATTCTGCGAACCCAAGCGCTGTACCTGCGCTTCAGCTCGCCAATCACTGACAAGGTATCCGCCGGTAAAAGCAAGCGCTGCAAAAATGGCAGCCAGGATTACCGTAATCCTTGATCTGATTGCCTCAATTACTGGTTTGATGGCACCAATCATTGATTTGATTGCCGTAATCAT